CAATGTCAGTGCCTCGGCTCGGCTGGCAGGATCACATGTTCTGCTGGGCCAGGGGCTTGGTGCCGTACGGCATTTCCCCCATTCGCCTTGAAGGGGCATTTTGGGGGCAGTGCCTGGAGCGTGTCCTCACCGACATCGTCGAGAGCGACACCGATCCGAAGGCGCCGCCGCTGTGGATCTGCACGCTCGATTACGACAGCATCTTTGAGCAGGACGCCGTGCCGCGTCTGCTCACCTATGCCGTGGCCAGCGGCTTTGATTTCGTCGCCGCCGTGCAGATGAAGCGGCGTACGGACGAGCCGCTATTCACGATGGTGGCCGATGGTGGCGAACGCGTGGCAGAGGTGAGCCGGGATCACTTCGTCTACCACAACGTCACCCAAGCCAACACAGCCCACTTCGGATTGACGATGCTGAAGGCAGAGGCGTTGAAGAAGATGCCTCACCCGTGGTTCATCGGCAAGCCAAACGAGGCGGGCCGATGGGAAGACGGGCGGGTCGATGATGACATCGCATTCTGGGTATCGGCTCAGAAGGCAGGATGCAAGATCGGCGTGTGCCCTCGCGTAGCACTGGGGCATGCCGAGGTGTGGATCAAGTGGCCCGACCAGAACATGCGAGCGAGCCTGCAGCACCCTGGCGATTTTTGGGACCGAGGCGGCAGGCCACCGGAGAACGTGTGGAAATGAGCACGACGATCCCATTTGTGCAGGTCCGCTTCCTGCGGTCCTACGCTGGATACAAGGCCGGGCAGATTGTGCCCGTGACGGGCGGGCTGGCCCGTACGCTCGAGCTCCAGCGGTACGCCGTGCGGCACGTCGAGGCTCCAGCCTTTGAGTTCGCCACGGCCCCAGATCCGGCACTTGAGCGAGCCGTCGCCCCGGTGGCCAAGGCCAAGCGTGGGAGGCCGAAGCGTGCGTAACTGGGAACTGCCGCAGACGGGCAGCCGCTACCGCAGCCTGGTGGTCGCCACCGCGAGTGGCACGGGCGACCGCCCGGTGAGCGTTGCCGAGGCCAAGGAGCACCTGCGGATCGTCGATTTCACCGATGACGATACGTATATCGGCGGGCTGGTCGATGCCGCGACAACGTGGTGCGAGGACTACTGCGACCGCACGTTCGCGGACAAGCAATACACCGTGGCGTTCGATGACTTTCCGAGCCTCCGCATCGAGCTCCCGCGCCCGCCGGTGCGGTTGAACGCGACTGCCGCGAGCGCCACGGTGACTATCTCGTATGTGGATTCCGCCGGCACCACACAGACACTCACGTGGGCGCAGTCTGGAACGCAACAGTTCCGCCTGGACCGCGACCACGTTCCTGCCTTGGTCTACCCGCTGTACCTTGAGGATTGGCCCAACGTCCGCCTGGACGACAAGGCCGTGCAGATCACCTACCTCGCCGGGTACGGCGGTGCGGCGAGCGTGCCGAAGCCGGCCGTGCACGCCATCAAGATGCTGGTCGGGCACTGGTATGCCAACCGCGAGGCCATCGGCAGCGTCGGCCAGAACGTGCCGCTGGGCGTGCATGCCCTGCTTGAGCCCTTGAAGTGGAAGCAGTACGCATGAGCCTCGAAGGCCGTATCGCCATCGACGTTTCGTTTTCGGACTCGTCCGCTGGTTCCGGCGTGCAGTCGCTCAAGCGGCTCGCCCTGACCAGCACGGACGCATACAGCAGCGGAAAGGTGGCCATCCTGACCGGCACGTGCGGCACGGCCGCCGTGGCTATCGCCGTGGCACCCAGTGCCTACAAAGACGCCAGCGGGGCCGCTGTGTCGTTCGCCAGCGTCAGCCGGTTCGCGTTTGCGTCATCGGCCGCCGCTGTGTGCAGCGAGGCCGCCGGGTCTGGCGTGGCGATTACGGGTGGCAACCGGGTGGCCCTGTCCGACAGCCGCTCGGGCGGCACGTCCGGGTTCAACGTCTCGGCGTACAGCGGCACCGCGTCTTACACGCTCGTCATCTACGGAGCGTAGGCCATGCCACTCCGTTCTGGCGACATGGACACGCTCGCCACGGTGCAGACTCCCACCGAGAGCACCAACAGCATCGGCGAGCCGGAACTGGCCTGGTCCACGTTTGCCACGCGGTGGATCGCCATTCTGCCGCTGAGCGGCAACGAGTCCATCAATGCCATGGCCAATGAAGGCGTTGTGACGCACCGCGTCCGCATGCGGTACACGACCGGGCTGAAGCCGAAAATGCGACTGACTGCGGACGGCCGCACGTTTGAGATCATGTCGGCCGTTGAGCGTGGCCGCCGCGAAGAGCACGAGCTGCTGGTGTCGGAGGTCGTGGACTGATGGCTATGCAGCTGGGCATGACTGTCGACGGCGTGGAAGACGTTCTGGCGCGTCTGAAGAAAGTGCCAGTGTCTCTCCAGCGAAAGTACCTGCGGGCAGCCGTCAACAGCGTAGCCAAGTCTCAGCTCGCCGAAATCAAGGCATTCACTCCTCGCGGCCCAACTGGCAACCTTCGCCGCTCCGTAGGCGTCAAGATTGAGGCCAAAAAACGATTTGTCACGCAGACGGCAATTGTCGGCTACAGGCGTGGCAGCACTAAAAAAGGTCGGTCTGCCAACAAGAGCGAACTGGGCTACCACTCGTGGTGGATTGAGCGTGGCGTCAAAATGCGGACGGCTAAAAGCGGACTCATGTCTGTGCCGTCAAACGTGGCCTCGCGCTACACATACTTCAAGAACGTCAGGGGCAAGGATGGCCGTGTAGCGTTTGCGAGGGCCAAGGGCTTTGCAGGCACAGGCAAGTTCGAGGCCTGGGCAAATGCCAACCTGCCGTCTATCCGCGAAGCCTTGATGCGAGACCTTGGCAAGTTCGTGGACAAGGCGATTGCCGAGCATGAACGCCGCCAACTCAGGAAGGTTGCCGGAAGGGACTGATGCCCACCACAACGCACATTGACGAGTCTCTGGTGCAGCTGCTGACGGCAGATGCCGACATTGCCATGCAGGTCGGCGGTCGCATCTACGCCGTCCAGGCTCCGCAGGGGGCCGGTCTGCCGTGCATCGTCTACCAGCGGGACAACACTGGCCGAGGCCCGTACATGCACATGCGTGGAATGACGGGGATCACCCGCGTCTCGTTCACGATTTCAGCGATTGGCGCGTCGTTGATCGAGGTGCGAAACCTCGCCCGTGCCATTCGGCTCGCCCTACAATTCAAGGTAACGGACAGCATCCGCCTGGCCGTCGTCAAAAGCGACGACGACACGCAGGAGCCGCCCGCCAACGGGGAGCAACTCCCCATCTACCGCACGGATTTGTCAGTAGAGATCACCTTCACGGAGGCTTGAGAAAGCCATGGCAGTCGACATCGGTCAGGGCACTTACGTGACGTTCGGTTCGGCTCTTGCGACGGCGACGGGCTACAAGATCACCGGCGTCAATCATGGTGGCATCACTCGAGCCGTTGCGGATGCGACGCATATGCAGTCCGTGGCCAAGGAGTTCGTCGGCTCTAGCATCTATGACCCAGGCGAACTCTCGGTCGAGGTGCTTTTTGACCCGTCCATCAAGCCGACTTCCGACCTCACAAACGTCGCCACGAATCAGACGGTGAACGTCTACTGGGCCGCCGGCGGAACCGCAACGCAGCTGTGGAGTGCCTACGGCTTCGCCACAGGGTTTGAGGCGGGTGCCCAGATGGAAGACATGATGAGCGGCACGCTCACGATCAAGCTGAGCGGCACGCTGCCGAGCTAGTGCTGACAGGAGGCGCGGACTGTGGCTTTGACACGTGAGCAGATCAAGGCCAAGCGTGGCGTTCGGCCCCGCGTGGCGTTAGACGTTCCAGAACTTGGCGGCACCATCTACGTCGCCAAGTTCTCTGCCAAAGACCGCGACCGCTTCGAGCAGATCGTGACCGGCGGCAAGGTTGGCGGCGTCAACCTGGACAACGTGCGGGCACGATTTGTCGCCATGGTATGCGTCAACGAAGACGGCACCCGGATGTTTGAAGATGCCGATGCCGATTGGATCGGCGAGCTCGACACGGACATCGTGCAGACAATCGTGGACGCCGGGTTCAAACTCAACGGCATCGGCGGCAACGCAGTGGAGGAGGCGGCGGGAAAATAGAACGGCAGCCGGTGCTCGCGTTCCTGTACCGGCTGGCCTTGAAGCTCGGCATCTGGGACGTAGAGCGGCTGGCCGACGAGATGAGCGTCGATCAGTTGTACGGCTGGATGGGCTACTACCTGCTCGAGCCGTGGGGCGACGAGTGGCTCAGAGACGCCGTGGCGATTGCTCAGAGATACAACGCAAACCGAGGTAAGCGGCAGCCAGTCAAGAAGCCAGAGGAGTTCCTGCCGGTTCCGAAGCGGGCACAGACACCAGATCAGATCCTCGCCACGCTGAACGCGATCCCGCGATGAAACCATGGCAAACAACTTTGGCCGCGTAAACGTCAGCATTACCGCCAGCACTGGCGGTCTCACTGCCGGGCTATCGAAGGCCGGGCGGCAACTGAAGGGGTTCCAGAAGGGCGTTGGCGGTCTGTCTGCCTTGAGCGGCACGCTCGGCGGAATGATGCCCATGCTGATGCCTGTGGTCGGCGGGTTCGCCACCCTGGCCGGTGCGGTTGCCGCCCTGACTTCGGCGACGCGCTCTGCGGAAGCCCTGCACAATCTCTCGCAAGAGTTGGGCGTGGCGGCCGGCGAGTTGCAGGTGATGCAGCAGGTGGCCGCCGAGTCTGGCGTCAGTCAGGAACTGCTGACAACGGGTCTGCGTCGTACCGCCAGGATGGTCGGCGAGCTCGCGCAAGGCAGCAAGCCGGCCGCTAAGGCGTTCGCTCAACTCGGCCTGACGATGGACGATCTGGCCGGGCTCAGCACGACCGAGCAGTTGGCGTTGATTGCCGACCGCATTGCAGCCCTGCCGCCGCACATGCAGGCAGCAGCGGCCATCGACATCTTCGGCCGCAGCGGCCAGGGGATGCTCAACTTCCTGCGGCAAGGCGGGCAGGCGTTCCGCGAGATGGATCGGCTGCTGACCGACCTGGGCGTGAAGATGACAGGCCCGCAGGTTGCTGCCATCGAAGCCATGGGCGATGCGATTGGCAGGCTGGCCTTGCCCATGCAGGGCTTCGTCAATCAGTTCTTGGCCCAGCTGGCGCCGGCTATCACCGCAGCATCCAACCTGATCGTCAAGTTCTTCGCCGAGAACACCAAGGGCTGGACGATTGCGAAGACTCTGGCGGACGGCCTGGTGGTCAGCATCCGCATGGTCGTTGGTGCCGTCACGCTCCTGACCGGCGTGTTTCAGGTGTTCGTCGCCCTCGGCTCACAGATCGGGCAGATGTTCAGCGAGTTGTTTGGCCTGATCCTGCAGGGCGTGTCTCGCGTTATGAAGTCGATGGCGGACTTGGCCGGTGCGGCCGGGTTCGGCGACCTGCAGGCGTCGCTTGCCGAAGGCAGTCGCGGTGCACGCGAAATGGCCGACGGTGCGTTTCAGATGGGCGAGATGTACGGGCAATCTGCGGCCGACACGTTTGAGCAGGCTGTCCAGAACATGGGCAGCCCGTTTGCTGGATTCGACCGTGAGTTTGCGTCCGCCCAGGCGGATGCCCAAAAGGCTGGTGCTGCCGGTGCGGGTGAGGCTGCCGGCCAAAGCATCGGTGCCGCCATCAAGGCTGCGTCTTCCGAGTTGAGCGCCCTGGTGGTCGGCTCGTCCGGCGGAGAGTCCTATCGCAACATGCTCGCGCGTGGCGGCGATCCTCGGCTTGGTGGGGCTGACGCTGCCAAGCAGACGGCCGACAACACTGAGCGGGCTGCTGACGGC